ACAAAAACCTGATCACACTGGTTCCAGACGAGGATATTCACGACCAGTTGGGTGCAATTGTCAAACAGCAGTCTTACGAGGATCAAACGCCACGATTTTCGGGCAAAGATCAATCCGAAGACGGCAAAGACGATCTTGCGATGTCGATAGTCCTCGGGGCGTACCCCCCGAACTTCAAAGCTGATCGTTCTACATCGCCACACACGCGAAAGAATGTCAGTGGGACCGAGTATTCGGATGCAGATGCCGGAGAGGACACCCAAGGCGACCCGGTGCGAGCAGCCAAGCAGCGCAAAATTAATAGCCGCGATCAATCGGGCGATGCAGCCGAAGTGTTTGCAGCGGTAAACGGCGTTCGTGGTGTCCGAGCAAACGCCAAGCGGTCAAACAACCGGCACAAACTTCGCCACTCACGCAACCGATCAAGCTCAAATCGGAGACGCTAACAATTTATGAAGGAAGGAACATTCGTTGACCCCCCGGACGATGACAGCAAGGAGTTCTATGCTGACTCACCGAAAGGGGTCATCAAAAGCACCCAAAATCAGGGTGTTGCCGGAGCAAATCGCGGTGTTGAGGCTCCGCAGAACGAGATCGAGACGCATCGGGAAATTGCGTACACCGATCCCCACGTTCATGAGGCAGTTTACACCCTCATAGACTGGATCGGCGGTGACAGCTACAATATCAAGCCACGGTCGTTCGAAGCCGCTCTTGAAGGCGGTAGTGGCGAGATTGCAGCCGATATTACGAGCGGTGCCGAACTCGGGGACGAGGAAGCCCAGCGGACGATGGCAGCCAAGCTGGAAATGCTGATGAAGTCCTCGCGGTTCCAAAACGTGTTCATTGAGTGGCTGTACTACGCGGTTGTAGACGGCCACGCGTTCATGGAACTCGTGGTTGAAGACGGGAATTTCGACCCCCGGCTTCTCCCCACGACGAACATGAGTCGGGAAACCGACGAATATGGTCGCGTTATTGCCTATCACCTCGATCCCCCCGAAGGCGGTGGGGGCGAGGGTGGTGGGGATGGCGATAACCGTGTGAACTACGAGCCACACGAGGTCGCCGAACTCTACTTCCGCAAGCAACCAACCGAAGATTTCGGGCGGTCGTTCATCGAGCCAATCGCGGAAGCTGCTGACATCCTCCGCGACATGGAGATGGACTACGCGAGGTTCGTGGCAACGAAAGCGTATCCCCCGATTCTGTGGAAGCTCGGGACGGAAGACGAGAAATGGACTGAACCACAGATCGACAACTGGCTCGATACGGTTGAAGCCATCGAGCCGGACACGATGTTAGCGGCGGGTCACGACGTAGAAGCTGACATCGTTGGCACCACATCGACCAGTTCAACGGCTGGTGCCATGCGGTTGGAAGAGACGTTTGACCACTTCCAAGATCGGATCGTGACCGGTCTTGGCGTGCCTGCGCTCCTGATGAACATGGAGGGTGGGAGTGGGGGTCAAGGAGAAGCAATCTCTGCGATGCCCTCGTTCAAGCGTCGTGTTCGTCGGATTCAGAACCACATTAAGACCGAGGTTGAACAGCAGATTCTCAAATCGCTGGTGTTCAATTCGTTGCAAGACGCCGAGGGACCAGTCCCCGAGTTCGAGTTCGGCGAATACTCGTCGGCAGAAGAGCGGCTGGACTCCGATGTGGCAATCAACCTGATGAATAACCTTCTGCTGAAACCCGAAGCCGCAGCGCGGCGTGCGGGCATCGATCCTGACTCCGAGCTTCCCGACATTTGGGAGGGGGCGGACGGTGAGCAGCAGATGGAGATCCTTCGACAGCTTGCGGGCAGCGGTGATGACATACAGAACCCCGACGGGGGTTCACCAACTGGTACAGGTGGCGGTGCCGAGTCTTCCGGTGGCGAAGTGACTTCTCGCCAAAATCCCGGCGGTGATGAAGACGGACGTAACCGCCAATCCGTAACTGAAGGCGAAAACACCTGATACCATGGATGAAGCTGAAAACGAAAAACTCGACGAAATTCACAAAGCGGTACAAGATACGCAGACTCAAATTCAAGTTATCCACGAACGAACCGGTAATATGGATGCTCGGCTTCAAAATGTCAAAGAAGAGGCCGAGAAAAACAGCAATGACATTGACAAACTCGAATTAACTGTTAACCGCAATACCACCGCCGTAGCTGGTATAACCAGTGCGGTTACCGCCAGTGCGGTGTGGATTAGCAATAAGCTGCTAAAATTATTTTAACATGAGTAACCAACTCAATCTCGACGCTGATCTCAAATTTGCCGCCAGCACCCCCGACGACTCACAATCACTCGATTTTGACAGTGAGGAGTTCCGGCAGTATGCTGGCACTGGCTTCAACGAGCACGGCGTTCGACCAAACACCGACGAAGACGGCAATATCGAATCGGTCGATGTTGTCTACGAAGCAATGCAGCCGGGACCGCCTAAACGGCGTAACGGTGTGCGGATCACTGAAAATTTCCTGCGTAATCTGAGCGATAAAGATTACACCCAAAAACCACCCCATCTTCTCGATCACAAATCGAAAGAGACGTTTGCCAACATCGGTAACGTCCGAGAAATCTGGTTTTCCGAGCAGGCGGAAAAACTGGCACTAATGGTTCGAGTGCCAAACACTGGTGGTCCAACACACAACGAAGCAATCGCGCGATATACCCATGAACCCCCGGCAATCCGAAACGGGTCGGTAGGACTGGGCAACAACTACGAAGCAATTCGTAACGACGAAGGCGAACCAGAAATCAAAGACGGCAAACTCCGCGAATTTTCTGCCGTCAACTTCCCCGGTGGCTACGACGAGGGTGGCGTATCAGCCGCGTTCGCCGAAGCCGCCAGTGACGCGATCACTGAGTTTGATGACGAGGCACACGCGGATGAGTCCACCGAGGACGAAGCCTCAGAGAACTCGGCAGCGGATAACGACTTCTCAGTTGAAACTGAGGAACTAACTTTCTAACACAATGAAATTTAACAAGGTCAACTTCGACGACGACCTCAGTGAGATGGACGACGATGAACTCACTGAACTGGTAGATCAATACCAGAAGGCACAGGAAACGAACGTTGCCGAGTTCAAACAGGTAAAGGAAACGGTTGCAGACCTCGTAGATGCGGATGACTCCGCCAACTTCGAGGATCTGTTCGGCGAGGTGCGGGACTTCACCGACGCGAAAGACGAACTGGTCGAAGAGGTCAAAGACTTCGACGCGTTCAATGAGTCTCCGGTCAGCGAGTCGGAACTCGAAGACGCCGCCTTCTCGAAGGTTCGAGAATGGCACGCGTATTTCGCTGCGGCAGAAGCCGCCCCCGAAGACGACGACGACGGCGAGTTCGACGACATGGGTAAGCGCGGCGAAACCGGTGGCGATGAGGAAGAGGCAGACAAGACGTTTGCCAACAAGCACCTCAGCGGCATGGCTGGCTTTCAGCACACGCAGTAATTCTACAAGGTAAATCACAATGGCAGACTGGAACGTAGCAACTGGTGCAGAACAGGCAATTAACCGAACCGGCGCGCCGAACTGTCAGGTCGTTGGCGAAGACGTGCAAGGCACGCTCGTCGGCGTCTCGCAGAACGCCGATGACGAGTGGGAACTCGTTGAGGCCGACGCAGAGGCCGAAGCCAGCGGCGGTACAGAAATCAATGCCCTCGGGGTTCTGTTCCCCGAAGAGGTGGTCGATCTCGATGCGCTGCCGACTGGCGCATATCTGGCCGACATCGAAGAGCAGCTTGTTCAGGAGAACAAGACGCTTGCTGGCGACCGAGCGGTGTTCATCGTCTTCGGCGTTGAGATGATCAACAACGACGAGGACACCAACTTCACGCCGAACCAGCCGGTGTATCTCGACACTGGTGGGGGCTTCACGCAGACCAAGCCTTCGACCACTGGCGACATTCAGCAGGCGGTCGGTGTCTGCCTGCCACCCAACGAGGATGGCGGCAGTAACCGTGTGCAGGGCGACCGAATCTATCTCGACGTGGACCTCACTACGTGGACCACCGCGTAGAGTAAGTTCACAAACAATTAACACATAGGACATAAATCTTTATGCCACGACACGAAATCAAGACGAAAGACGGCGTACCACTCGATGAACTGCTCGAACAGTCGCGCCGACTGATCGACATTTACAACGACGTTGAGCGTCCGTTCCGCGACATGTTCGCGGAGATGGTCGATCAGCAGACCTTCTACAACGAACCACAGGATGCGGAAGTCTACTGGGAGGAACTCGCTGAGGGTGAGCATCCCCGCACGGTTGGCCGTGACAAAGACGACACCCAAATCTTCATCCGCGACAAGAAGTTCGGTCGCTCGGTGGGGATGTCGCAGGACTACATCGAAAAGCACACGCAGGAGCGCGTTATGCGCAAGATCCGCGACATGCTGGAAGGCGCGGACAACACGATGCGGGAACTCATCCTGTCGGCCCTGAAAGACGGGTATGCACAGGGGCAGGAACTCTGGTACGACGTGCCAGATTACGGTGAACACTCGTTCAGCCAGACTCACAGTCACATGTTCGAGACGACCGACGCTCTCTTCGATGACGACGGGAACGACGACACGGCCTACGAGGCCCACCGGCACATCGAAGAGGCCAAACAGGAGCTTACGCACCACGGCTTCGACGGGCCGTTCGTGGCTCTCGTCTCTTCGAACTTTAAGTACGCACTGCGCGACGAAATTTCGTGGGATGCCCAGTTCCACATCCCGATGGCCACGGGGATGCGCAGTGCCGACATCAACGACCTCGACATTGTTATCGACGGTGTCCGACTCATCGAGAGTCCGTGGATGACCGGCAACAAGATGTGGGTCACGCAGGCGCAGAACGGCTCGCCGGTCAAAATCTACGAGGATTCGCCCGTCCACCTTCGCCAAGGCTCGGAAGGCGGCGGTCCTGTTCTCTCGCCCGGCGACCTCGTCGGTGCGAATGGCTACGCCCGTTGGGGTGTCAAGAACGTCGATCCGCTCCGAGCGGTCTACGTTGAGGCAACAAACCTCGCCTAAAGGGGTCTAACGCATGGCTTCTTCTGATACCGAACTTCTCCCGCAACTTCGGATGCAAACAGGCTATTCCGAGCTTGTATTGGATTTGGACGACTGGGATGCAATTTTCGGCATTGCACGTCGGCATATTCGAGTTGAAAAGGGCATTACTCAAGACTGGAACGCGGCCGACTGGTACGAAGAGCAAAACCGAGAAGAAGCCTTGTTCTGGTTTTCCTGTTTGTTTGCGAAAGTAGCAACCGGAGAACTCGATGCACAGGCCGTTTCCGTTGGTTCGATCAACCAGAAAACGCTGATGTCGAAAGAAACCGGCTCGGCGACCATCTGGTATCGAAACGCGAAAAAAGCGATGGGTGGCATGGCTGGCTCCTCCGACAATCCCTACGGTACCGGCTCTCGGAACGTCGTTCGTGATGATCGGCTCTACGGTAGCGACTCGGAAGACCTTGGTACCGGAACCGATGTTGGTGGCCTCTAATGCCATACAACCACTTGGCGGTTCTCGCGCAGATCGACCGACTTGGTCGGGCTGCACAAGTGTATAGCCGATCTGACGGCGAAGACGGCGAACTGCGCAATTCGTTCGGCCAGCTAAATTCCGACTACACGCTGGTCACTGACAGCGACGGGAATGCGGTTGAGGTTCTGTGCCTTCGCACGTACCCCAGCCAAAACGAGTACCAGCGAAACACCAGCGGTGATCGGAACTCCGATGATCCGCTGTTCGTGTTTCCATTCGAGGACGCCCCGGAGACGGATGCTCGTATCGAGTATCCCGAACCCGATAACACAACTACGTTGTACCAACTGAAAGCTCCGACTCGCTACGACACGCACGTTGAGTTCCCCGCGGAAGTTGTAACCAACCAATAACACCCCCATGGCAAAGCTCAAGCTCGAATGGTCAGTCGATGACAAATCCGTCACCAAGACGTTTCGACGGTTTCGAGCGGGGGCGAAAGAGGGGATGGAAGAGAGTGTAGACACACTTTTGGATCATGGGAAAGGTGTGGCCCGCGAGCGGATCATGCAGCAGCGGCGGGTGTGGAACTTCGAAGTTTACAGCGAGTGGTTCTCCGACGTTTCATCGAAGTCCGATGGCGTCGAAGGCAAACTCGTTGCCGCAGCGCCCCACGCCGGAGTTGTCAATTACGGGCGCAAGCCGGGCCGTACAGCGCCACAAGTCCAACACATCATCGACTGGGTGGACGACAACGTGATGCCGCGTGGCGGCCCGTCAGGAAGCTCTGCTGGCGGCGGCGGTAGCGGGGGCGGTAGCGGGGGCGGTAGTAGCGGTGACTCGGGGTCGGCGACCTCCTCGATTAAGATCCCGAACTACGACCCCGTCGATGTTGGCGGTCACGATGATCGCACCCAAAACATCGAAATCAAGGGCAACAAAGCGGCTTCGGAGTTCGGACTCGATTCTTCATTCAGCTACAACGACAAGTCCGTCAACGGCTTTGAACTCGGTAGCAATTTCGTTGGTCAACGCTTGATCGTGTGGGATCGTGACGAAAAATCCTACCGGCGAGCAGTTGTGATCGACGTGAGAGGGCGTAAACACCTTCAAGTTCGCTTCGGCGATAAGATGGCTGAAACGC